AAATTACGATTACCAGTATTTTTTATATCACGATGTTGATAGGTACAACCAGGAACATCTATTTCTGGTGGCTTTGTAATAGTTAAATAATGAGGAGTATATATTTCTGGAACGTCTGGAATGTGTATCTCAGGGATACTTATATCAGATATCTCCATCTTTTACATCTCCAATAGAAATAGACCAACCATCTTCTCCAAAAGTACCTTTTTCTATAATCTTAGGTTTCTTTACTTTCTTATCTAATTCTTCGTGATACTTTTTTATGTCATTGTCCAGTTCTAAATTAAATTTTTGCATACGCAACCAATGAACTAATTTATCAACGTAATATTTAATTAGCTTTTTTATAAAACCAAATACCATTAGTCATAAGCATCTCTTGGTAAATACACTTCTACAAAGGAATTACATTTAGGACAGGAAAGATTAGTCAACATACTGTACTCACCAGATCTTAGTGGATAATCTTCGCCATCTAAACTATGATCGCCACCCCAGATTAATTCAGTTTTACAGTGCCAACAGTTCATTTGATAATCGGCATAGATGGGCCTGTCACTTTAGGTAAGCCTTGATCCAATAATTTAGGCATCATACCTTGTACATTATCAAGAACTTCATTCATCACTCTAGCTTTGAATTGTTCAGAAGTGACAAATCTGAAAGCATAGTATGAACCGCCTAACATTGACACACTGAGCAAAAGCGACAACAATGAAGCTATCTGACAAATACGAGTAAAGATCATGTTTCGTGCAGCTTTAATTAGGGCATTTTTTCCTATAACAATTTTAACATTTTCTATTGTGTGTGCATTAGCTCCACTTTATGTGACTATGGGTATTGTCTCAAGACAAATGCACGAAAAATCTAACTAGAAGGAACAAAGTTCTTAAATTCTGTAGGTGTTTTTGATTTTGTTATCTGTGCAGCAATTTTTGTTTCAATCTTAGTTACGTTATCTGATCCTAGTGCAGCTTTTACCCAAGCTATAGCAGTTGCATTTGTAATAGAACCAAGTGCAGTAAAATTAGATGAATCAGGTTCTGCAAGACTTTCACAGCCATATAAACGACCATCATGGTTTACACCATCTACAGTTTCGCTATCAGTTGCACTCCAATGAATAACAGTTACAACATCAGATAAACTTCCTACAGTTTTTGCTCCCTCCAGTTGAACACTCCAAGTGACAGCCATAATAAATACTTTTAATTAATTAGATTCTACTGCCTGTGCTGTTGTAACGCCATCTGTATTAGAAAGCACCCTAATTGCCCCCTGATCTTCAATTATTGGTTGCACAAGGCTCTGTGCTTCATTTCTTAACATTTGTATTTCTTGTACTATTTTAATTGCTTGCTGATTATCTTTTTCTTTTTGTGCAATTTCTTGATTTAATAGTTGTGCTTTTTTTATATTATTATCAAGACGCAATTTTGTTTCGTCATACTGCTGTTGTGGTGTTGCCATAATTTTATTTAAGCTTTCCAATTATACTAAGCTGCTTCTAGGGCTGCAACTTTAGCTTCTAGTTCTTGAACTGCTTTAACAAGCACAGGTATTATTAATTTTTCATTTACTCTTAAAGCATCATTAATTGTTTGTCCTTCAACTGTAACAGAACCATTACCAAATTCTTGTATTAAATTTCTGTCAATAGTTTCAACTTCTTGAGCGATAAATCCATACAAAGTATTTTTTTCATCATCACAAAAACCATCTATCCAATTAAATGAAACTGGTCTTAAAGATTTTATGGCAGATAAACCTTTATCTAAATCAACTACATTTTTTTTAAGTCTTAAATCTGATGCGTTGTAAATGTTAGTTCCAGATGGCGCACCTATATTTCCAGACTTGTCTATTATCATACGCAGTCCAACAGATGCAGAGCCACTATTTGTAAAAAATCTTAATTCTGCTGGCATATTATTGCTTGAAGGTGATCCATCAACCTGCGCCCGAATTACAGCACCTTGTGTTACACAATCAGTACCATCACCACCAGCAAAACGAATTTCTCCTAAAACATCATTATCTATTAACGCTCCTGCTGCACTGCCTCTTCCATGACCCAAAGCAAGAACTCCAGATGGGGCTGAAGCACTTACAGTGCTATAAAAAGCAGCGGATATATTACCTGAAGAGTGTTCAACTTGCAATAATGCACCAGAAGTTGATGCAACATCTACACTGGATGTAGTTCCAATTATTACTTGCTGGCTTGAATCTATAGTCATTGCAGTGGACCCATCTGTCTGAAACTGCATTAAAGTACTAGCTTTTTCGTCATCTCTATCTGCAATAAGAACTAAATCACCACCTCCACCTGAAATTTGACATTCTGGTGTTCCTGAAGCATCACTGTCTGTTAACCTTATGACTGGGGTAGCTGCTTCTATATCTAAAGTGACAGAAGGCGAATTTGTGCCTATTGCACAATTTCCAGTTGATCTCTCGACAAAAAACATAGGTGCAGTGCCTAAAGCATTGTCATCATCAACTGCAAAACCTGTAGCAGATGCAGTTAATCCAATAAACATACTTGAAGTATCATTTTTAAATTCCATTGCAACATTTGACGTACTGCTTGTTCTTTGAAATGTTGCTACAGTTGCACCTGTTGTTTTGAAATCATTTGTTCCATCAAGATTAAGCATATCAATCCATGCACTGTTACCCGAATTTCTAAGCTTAAGTATTCCGTTAGAAGTATCAGCCCACCATTGATACGCATAGGTAGTCGATGGAGTTGATGAACTTGAGTTGTTACTGACGATTGCAGCAAGGGCATTATTCAAGTCTGTTCGAAAACTCGCACCTGATTGGTTAGCTATTACATAATCATGTGTTGCCATTACTTAATCCTTTTTATTTAAGTATATATTAGTTGATAACTTAAATATAAACATATTTAACTTCCTTTACCAAACCCAATAGCTGTATATTTAAAACTTAAATCTTTAAAATTATTACTGCTGTCTCTTGTTTCAATAACAAATTGTGTTCCAGTTATAGATGTAATTTTAAAATAATCACCTGATACAGCACCTTCAAGAGTAATTCCTATTGTGGGTAAAAATGCAGTTGTTGACCCTCCTAAAGAGCTAGTTCCCGCAAAAAATGGTGAACCAAAGGTCACCGTCTTAGCTGCACTATTTGTTGCACATTGACTTGCAATAGCTGTATTCACTGTTTCTGTTCTACGTTTTACGCTTGCTTCATAGCCGAGTTCCGTTACATTAATATTTTGTGCAGGGTCATTAGAAGTTAATTCTACTTTAAATTTAAAACCTCTTCCTCTATATTCTCCATTCGCAAAAGTATTAAATTGTGAAAAGTTAGGGCCATAAGTACATGATGTACCGCCTGAAATTGTTGCACTTGCAGTTGATGTAACTGTAAAACTATTTTCATCCGGAACTGTTTGTATTACATAATTACCATCTAATGCACTGCCAGCAGTAAAGTCAATTACAACTTGATCTCCAACAGCATAACCATGCGAAGTCTTAGCAATCGTAATTGTAGTCCCACTCTGCCCGTAGGTAGCTGCTGTTATAGTTGTAGTAGCTAATTGTGTTGTTGCCACGAGTAATTTTGCATTAACATCTTCTGCTAAAGCACCGTCAAATTCTGTCCATGTATCAATATTTGCAGTCCTTGAATCAAGTAAATCGTTTGGTAAAAGCCCAGAAGTAACAAATCTTCTTTGCAGCATTAAATTAAAAATGCCACCCATTTCAATTTCATTTGCAAACTCATAACTACCGCTTGAGGTAATAGGGCTGGCAAAATCTATATTAGATAAATCATCAATATTTTGTGTTATTGAGTCAATCAGTAAGGTTCCGTCTAAAAGTAAACCGTCAAAAGTTGCATCATAAAATGTATTGACCTTGTTGCCTTGAAAAGGTGGTGAGTCGGTATCTTCTCTTTCTGTAAGTATTATTTGATTTGGTTGTGCGTCTGGTTGTGTAACAATAACTTTTGCAGCATTTGTTGACTTTCTCCCACCATCATCAATAAATTTTATTAAATATGTTCCAGTTAAAGCCGGAACTAAAGCTTCAGTAGAATTTCCGCTTAATTTTGGAACTATATCTATTGCATTTGAAAAAGTTGCAAAATTTCCTGTATTTACAGAATGCCTTACCACTACTGAACCACCATGTATTACGTCAACATCTGTAGAAGGATCAAAACGAAGTCTTATAAACTGTTCGGAAACAGGTTCAACTGTAAGTCCACTGGGGTCTGCTGGTACTGCCGTCTTGCCTATCGCACTAAATGTTAAAGAAGAAATATTTCTGCTTAATTTATTTAAAGCATTATATGAACTTACTAAGAAATCATATGTACCCAACTCTGATTCAAATAATTCAAAAGTAGGTCTTGATAATCTGACTACCTTTAAATTTTCATTACCTCTCCTATATCCCAATAAATATTGTTTAACACCCTGTATAGGTTGCCAACTAACAAATATTTTTGAAACAGCGCGATTATTAAGTACTACAATTTGTTCTGAAGCGGTTAGGTTACTTGGTGCTGGTTTTCTATCAAGAATGGTTGTAATATTTCTTGCTTGAGGTACTTCTAAATTTTCTACAAAATCATATTTATCTGGTTGATGAAATAAAGCAGTAATTGTGTATTGACAATCATTTTTTTCTTCAATAGAAATAACTCTAAAGATTTGTAATTTTACAGAAGGACTATCAATAACATAAACGCTGTTAGCTTGTGGAGTTGCAGTTACTTCATTTCCATCATCATCTTTATACGCAAATGCAGAACTTACAGTAATAGTTGTGCCATCTATAGATGAGATAGTCCTTGGCAAACTAGCTTTCCCATTTGGTAAAATTACCGTTAAGGTTGAACCTGATTCATGTGATAAGTCGTTACCTTCAATATCCATTCTATCTACAACAATAGTCGTTGTATTAGTAACAGATTTTATACGACCACCTTTGCGAACACCAGCCTTCACAGGGTCTTGTATGCCTATGATTGTAGAAGGTCTTACAATTACACCAGCTTCAAGTGTTGTAGTAAATGAAACAACTTCAGCTTCATAGAGTTGCGAATACAAAAACCACCGACCTAATCTATTTGCTTGACCTCTGGAAGTACAGGCGAAAGATTTTAACGTCTTTCTAACAAAACCTAATCTATCTGTAGTATCAGAATCCATGTTTACTCTTTCAAAATCTATCTGTTGTGTTTCATTATCAAAGTAAGACACTTCAACAGCAGTGAATTTTGTTCTATTCCCTGCACCTTGATATGTAAAGCCTTCTTCTGTTACGTTTGAAAGATTAAAAATATATTGTGGCTCTGATTCATTTGTAGCTAAATTTGTTGGACGATCTTGTGCAATCTGTAATGTACCAACACCATAGAAAGGCATAGCGTTCATTACAGAACATAAATCATTTATCAAGGTATAAGCATCATTTTTTTTATTAAGAACAACATTACAACTAAATCTTGGTTCTGTTGTCTGAGTTAATCTATCAAAAATTAAAGTACTTGAATAAGAGCTTGCTGAATAAAATGAAAATACATCTAGTTGATCTTCTGTTATAAAACCTTCCGTGCCACCAAATCCTTTATCTGTAGTCAAAATATCGTATAAAATCCAAGCAGGGTCACTTGTCCATTCTTTATTTGCTTTAAAAGTACCATTAAATTGATAGTTAGATGGATAATGTATAAACCCAAAACTATCCACAGTACCAAGCCCTAAAGAAGTAGCCTGTGCTTGGTCATGAACTACTATTGGTGTAAGACCATTACTATCAGTACCTGGTATTTTTACCTTGGTACCTTTAACACGATACATTCTTTTTGGATATGACTGAAATTCTTGTGCATTAAACCTTATCGCTGCATAAGCAAACCCTCGATATGTACTTGTATCTGTTTGAATTTCTGTATATGACAACCAGTTAGTACTGTTTTGTAATTTTGAGTCGGTTCCATCTGCTGTATTTCTAATAACACTTAAAACGATTGGATATTGTAACTGATCTGTAATATGAACTATTTGCCCATTAATATTTCCCTGTTCTGTATTTGCAAGACTTACCGCAATAATAAAATTATCTGCATCAGTTACAGATGAAACTGTAGTTGTCACCGCTGTACCATTCAATCTACCCTCTCTAAAATCTACTTCTAAACTATCTCCAACAGAAAAACCATGATTTTCTAACTGTATTTTAATAACACCAGAATTTATAAAATATTTCGCTTCTTTAAAAAATTCTATTTCATAATCTTTAAGGTATGGACTTGTAGCTCTTCCATTTGTGACATCTAAAATAACAGGATTTCTAATATTTCCATTATTTTCTGTTATTCTTATTGAAATTTTTGCTTCTGCTCCAATAATATCTCCATCATCTTTGAACTCCTGCAAAGCTGGAAACTGCATTGTTACTCTGACTTTATTAACACTTGTATTTGTTATTGATCTAGACAAACCAACACTTGTCTTTACCTCACAAGCTCCATTTTGAAATGAAGTATCTTCAAAAGTTGTATTAACAACAAATTTTCCACTATCAGGAACAGAAAGAATATTTTGTGTCTGTGGATTATCTGTTTGAACAGTTGCAGTAGCAGTTGTATTTTCCCAATGGATTACTTCCCCAACAGAATATCCATGACTTGAAATTTCAACAAGCATTTGATTTGGGCCAAGAGTAACGCCACTTACTGTTTGTCCACCACTCCCTGCAAGAGTATAAGTTCCTGTTTTTGTTGTAGTAAAAGGTGAATTTGTAAGGGCTACCCCAACAGGAATAGTGCTTTCGACTCCATTAATATCAGGAACAGCGAGTTGAGTTGATGTTCCATTTCTGATATGTACTTCTACATCTGTAAAATTTTCTGTTCCATCAGCATTTTGTATTGGTGTTCCGTCTAAAAAAATATTTTTTCTAAATGTGCTTGTACCGTCACCCTCTGGATCGTCTATACCGTGAATCTCACCGTATCCAAGCAAATCTAAAATAGTTGCAAACTGTTTACTACTTAAACCATCTTCGATTAAATCAGGGTCAACAATATTTGGTTCTCTTCCAAATAACTGATCGTCAACTAATCTAGGCATTTTTTAAGTTGGTGTATCTGTTGTAGAGCGTTTTACTTGTGCTGTATCAGCCCCTGCTGAAATTATAATAGAACCTGTAAAAACACTTCCATAAATAATAGGAATAGGAACACCAGCATTTGCCACGTTTTGAATACCGCTAAAACTGTAAGAACCCCTGATACTTGGGTCAGTATCACCTACTGATGATATATTTGATGCTGGTTGTGTTGGGGCTATTAAATCTGAGGCCCCTTGCAATAGCAAACTAGTTCCAATAGCTTTAATTACAGGTAAGGCAGCAGAACCAATAGTTATTCCTAAAAAAGTGCCAGCAGTTCCAGCATATGTGAATAAACCTCCTAAAGCTATTGTCGCTAAAGGCCCTGCTCCTGTAGCAACTGGAATTATCTGAATATCGCCCTGACCTGACATTGTTAAAAATTCTTCTGTAACAACACGACCACCCATCTTAATTTTATATAATTGGTCATTCATATGTTTTTCAACACCTACAAAGTTTGCCTTTAAAAAAGCAAACGCTTGTTGTGGTGATCTCACAGCAGCTTCAAAATATGATTGACCTAGAAACTGCCTTAACTTTCCATATACTTTTATTTTTTTAAGGTGCATATCTATAAACCCCATTAAGTGCTTGTTGGTATCTTAAGTCAAAAAGCTCTCTGCAACTCAAAGCTTTTATATTATGATTCAAAATCATCATATCGCCAATATAAACTGCTACATGATCTAAATTACCTGTGACCGATCTAAACAGCAATACATCACCAACTTGTACATCATTATTCGTAGGTTGTTTTATAAAACCACCCTTTGGCAATGCTTCTTCAAACTCTGGTTTATTTAAAAAATCCTTCATTCTTTTTGGTCTTTTCCAATCCATTAATTTTATTTTTCTAACTTCTAAATACCAATCCGACACGACAGACCAGCAATCATGCTTCCCCCATATAAATCTGCGTCCTATTAATGAAGGTGTTTTCCAACCAGAAGGCTCTAAACATTCCCAATGATTATGTTCAATACTGTAAATATAATATGGATAACCTAGATGTTCACAAGCTGCTTTATCTGTCTCTGATGGTGTTGCTGCTCCTATCGGATGGCTGTGAATTACACCCATAACCTCACCAGTGTCTTCACAATCAGCCCAATCATCAGGGTCTAGCATAAAAAATTCATGCTTTCCCTCTGCCAAATTTTTACAAGGCCAAAAAGTTTCCTTACCTTTAATTATTGCAAGCAAGCCACAGGCTTCATTTGGACTTTGTTTTTTTGCATATTTTTTAAAAGACTCTTTCCAACTCATAATTAGAAATTAACAAATGTACCAACACCTGGAAAATCTTCTCTTGTTACAAGCTTTTTAGGTGCACCTATACCTATTAAATCAAAAGTTGAAACTAATTCAAACTGTACGATGTCTCTATTTTCTATAATTTTACGATCTATAAAATAAATTTCCTGTGGCATTTCAGCAGTAGGGTCAACAGAGCCTACCTTATAAGGATTTACATTTGATGGAAAGTTTGCTTCATCTAAAAACCTTGCAAGTGTTCTTCTGCGTGTAACTTTTGCACCAGCAAGATCAGTAAAGGGCAGAATTGTAGCATTATTTGTTAGTTGTATTATTGCTGTGATTGTACCTAATAAGTTTGAGAAAGTAATTGTTGGTCTTGGCAACTTACCCTTACCTGTATATTTAAAACCCTCTGCCTTACAAGGCATTCTTGTATATGTATTAGACTGCCATATTATATCGCCACTATCTTTCATATTATTGCCAGCATGAAAAAGATAAACAGTAGGATTTGCTGATACTGAATTTACATTAAATGAAACAGTATTACTTCCTGTAATAGTTTGTGAAACTATAGCAGTAACAGTAAAAGTATTTGTAGTTTTAGATTGAATTGTATAAATCCCATCAGCAGCACCACCAGTGTGAAAATCTAAAGTTAAAATCGTGCCGACTGTTAAACCATGAGAATTAAGTGTAATTGTTATTGTGGTTCCGCTTTGTGTATAAGTGCAATTTGTTTTTGCTACTTTTGTATAATGAACATCAGCTTTTAATTCGACAGAAAATAATTCAATTATTGATTTGTTTGTAAGTTGTTGTAGTTCTGTTGTAGGGTTGCCCATTTATGGTTCAAAGACCTCCCTGAAAGTAGTCTTTATAATTGCTCTGTTGTTATAAGGGATTGATTTTGTCCAAGAATCGCAAACATACTGTCCAGCACCAGAAAGAGTTATTGAAACAGTACCAGTTTCTCCATCGTCATCAGAATTTGCAGCAGTTACTGTAAAACTATTAGCATCAGCAGAAGAAGCTACTGCAAATGTACCATCAGTTGCGGAACCAGAAGTATAGTCAATAGTTAAAATATCACCTATTGCAACTCCATGCGAAGTGATACTTATAGTCACAGTCGTTCCACTTTGCGAATATGTACCTGTTTTTGTGAAGCCCTCTGCTGGTGGTGTGAATGTAAAGCTTGCCTGATCATTTACTCTACTTCTTAAAAACGCTTCAATGACATCTGATTCAGTCTCAGACACGTTGAAAGTAAGATCATATACTTTTGGGTCTTGAGATAATGGAAGCCCTAATAAAGCCCTAAATTCATAACCATCACCAAGCTGCGAAACTTTAATTTTAGGTATGCTTGTTTTTCTTATCCCATAAACAGGAGTTATTGAAGGAAAAGTAGCCATTATCTATTAAGTAAACCTCCAGCCCTTGATTCTTCTACCAGTGTAGCTTGAACTATGCCACCGATAAGTTGTCCAAGCTGATCTGCTTCAGATCCATTACCTTGAACAGAAGTACCAGACGCATCTACATTTACAACAATATTTGTTGAACCCATAGCATGATTTGGAATTATAGTACCTGCTCTATCAGGAACAAAAAGTTCTGGTCCTTTTTCTCCTACGATTGAAGCTCTACCGACAGGAGGTCTACCACCATCAGCAAAGTTCTTCATGGTAATTTCACCTGGTGTTGCTGCGGTCAGACCAGCATTTGACAAAAGATCAGTTGCTCCACCACCAAAAATATTTCCAAACATTCCAAGAAATCCTTTTGATATTTGTGCAGCCATCATTTGTGCAGCCATATCTAAGAAATGATCTGCTATACGCATAAACATATTTCTAAACGCCTCTTGAACACTCATTGTTCCTTTAATTATTCCTTTAAATGATTCCGAGAATGAACTTTCTATAGATTTACTTAGTTCTACTATTTGTTTTTGTGTATCCATTAAATCTTCTAATCTTTTATTAACATCAACTATTGCAGATGCAAGAGGACTAGCTAATATTTCTGCATTTCTTAATTGAGCTATATTTAATTCTCTTTGTAGTCTTAGTTCTTCTAACTGATCTGCTAATTTATCTTTTCTTAGCCCCTCTTCTGTTTTATCTAATTCAAACTTTTTAAGTGCAATTTTTGATTCAATTGCTCTTACTTCATTAGTTTTTCTTATAACATCTTGCTCTTCACTTCTTTGTGTAAGTCGTTTAGCTTCTAATTCAATTTCTGATTTTAAATTATCTATTTTTACTGATCTTGCACTATCAAGTAAATCTTGAGATATCTGTACTTTTGCAGGAGCAGAAGATGGCACAAATTCTGCTCTTAATTTATTTAAAACATCAGATGGTATTGCAATATTACTAGCTCGTTCAATATTGCCTTGACCTCCTTTAATTAAATTTACCAATCTATCTCCTATACCCATTATGCCTTTTGCAGTTCTACTTTTTGGTAAAAGTTCTCCTACCATTTGATTAAATTCTTTCATTCGACTTTTTGGTACTTGTCTCCTTATATCTTCAAAAGTAAAACCACCACTTATACTTTGTAATATTTCATTTACTTTTTCAGCAAAATCTCCTAAACCTTGAGAAACAAATGACAATAATTGAGTATTTAATTTTGCAAATATATTTCCTAACTCTTGGAATGATTTCGATAGTTTTTTGAGTTGTTCAACATCAGCAAACTCATCAATTTCAGCCAGAGCAATATCGGCAGCAGTAGCTTGTAATCCTAATTCTTCTAATTTACTTATCTGACGTTCAAGAGCAGTACCAGATATACCAGCACGTTGAACTAAAATCTCAATATTTTCAGATGGTTTCCTTAAAGCATCACCAAGTTCTGTAGCCTTTTTACCTAATCCATCAATAAACGCACCAATTTGAGTACCAACCAAGGAAAGAGCAAATCCAAATTGACCACCCAATAATCCACCAGCAGCACCACCAGCAAAACCACCAGCAGAAGCAGCAAGACCTTGACCAAATAACAGAGGAAAAGCTCCACCAATTAATGCACTAGATTGAACTTGCCTTCTTATTCTTCTATCTTCAGCAGTTCTATTTCTTTGGAATCTTCTAAATCTACCTCCAGGACTTTCAGCTATTCTTTGTCTAATTTCTCTAGCATCAAATCTATCTCTTCTACTAATTTTCATTCTTTTTTCTTCTTTATTACTATCTCTCAACAAAGTTCTTTGTTTCTCTAACTCTTTATTCATTTCTTTTATTCTTGCCGTTACATCTCCATATTCTTTTTCAGTAAAATCTAATTGTTTTCTTACACCAGTTAAAGTATCTAAATATCTTTCAATAGCATTAATAGTATTAGCAGGAGCAAAATTTAAAAGCGTTGATATATCTGCATTACTAAAACCAGTTACACCAGGAACATTTTGAGAACCCATTGCACCAAAAGTAGATGCTGTGACCTTTGCACTTTCGTTAAATCTTTGAAGAGATTTAAGCTGTGCAGAAAAATTTAATTTTGTAAAACCAGCAGTAAATAATTGAAATTTATCATTTGTAATGCCAACAGAAGCAGCAACATCTTTCATTCTTGTTGCTAATTCTCTTGTTGATACAATACCTTTTCTATTTGCAGACTCAGAATTTAACAGACCTCTAGTATATTTTTCAAAATTATGTTCAGCTAATTTTGTTGCTTCCGCTAACTCCTTTCTTTTTTTTATAGCTTCATCAGAAAAAGGACCACCTGTTCTTCTACCATCACCACCTTTACCACCTTTAGTTTTCTTTTCTAATTCAGTTAATTGTTTTGTTAAAGATTTAACTTGACGATCAGCAGCAGTTAGATTTTTTTGTAATTTCTTTAATTGTTCGTCTTTAGTTCTGACATTAATATTAATTCCGTACTCTGCTGCCATTTACTCGACCCAATAAATTACTTCTATATTACCGCCTTCTGGGTTTCATGGCTTGTTTTTTTTGCACTTGTTCTTTATATTTCTCTTCTTCCTCATGTTTTAATTCAAAAAAACCTGCCCAAGCTATTAATTCTTCCTTAGTTAAATTTGCTGTAAGTTGTTTTAATGTCATTCCTAACTCTTTAGCTAAGAAAAACATAAAATACCAATCTTTATTAGCTTTTTAATGCTGCTTTCGCTTCCTCCACTTTTAATTCATCACCAGATGTCATCATTGCCATTTGTATGTCTTGCAAAATAGTTGCATTTACTTCTCTTCTTAATGATGCCTTATGACCATCTTGAAATAATCTTTTGCCATCTTCATCTAATGCCTTTTCAATCATAAGATTTAAAGCAAACTCATTACCATCATCTCCTTTTGATTTTGCAACTATTGATTCTCTTTCTGCAATAGTTAATGGATGCCAATAAATCTCTAATATTGTTTCTTTTCCGTCTTTTACTTCATATTTATATTTTTGGCTAACACCAAACTTGTTTCTGAGGAGTTCAATCGCTTCCATAGTATTTTA